TATCTATACTATCTGTATTTGGAATAAAGAAGAAGAACTCACCTTCCTTTTGATTAAATACAGACCAAGTGCGATTTTCTAAACTGTTGAATGACAGAGAAGATAAGGCAGTTGTAATCTCTGGATCAATTAGATCTGAAGTTCTATCAGGACGAAGCGTACCAGATAGAACAGTTCTTTTTAAAGATGGAACACCAAACTGATCTAGGAACAACATGTCATCGCCGTAACCATTTAAGGTACGATGTGAGACAGCACCATACAATTCAATTTTGTCTGAGAAGTCTGGAAGATGTGTAGTACCATCTGCATTATATGTACCAAGCTTGCCAATGACAGTGCCTTCAATGAAAGCAACAATAACTTGATCTCTAAATGAAGCTATGCCACGAATGATAGATGCTGATGAGATAATTGAGCCTACATCAATATACGTTGCATCATTTGGAGCAGGATCACCGTACCATGTTCCAGATGTATCACGCGCAGAAATGTGGACCCTGTTTGGATTAAGAGGATCGCCTGCCATAATCAGATAGCGATTGGCAGTAGTTACATACTTGCAGACTGGCGTGTAAAAGTTAGATCCTGTGCCAAGATCTTGTAGATACTCTGTGATAAATGTTTTATGGACAATGAGAGGCTTATCTACTCCATTGCAGATAATCAGCTCACCATTAAACTGAGCAAAAGAAGCAAAGTCCGTATCAGACCATCCACTTGGAGATCCAGGCTGAGCGGCTGCTATCGCTGTCGAAAAGATGAGTGATGCTGTTCCATCTCCAAGAACTTTAGCAACTTCACCATTTGATCCTACAACAACAAATGCTCCATTATAATACTCTAGATTAACAATCTTTGTTGTAGGAGAAGAAAATACATAAGTAAGATTACTAAAAAGCCTAGTGCCCCATCTTACAGAAAGTGTTTGATTAGGACCGAGGCGCAAATTCTCCATAACAGGTGAATACTTAGGATTGAGATTTAACTCATTATCTAAGATATTCCAGCCGCCAGAAAAGTTACGCTCCGTAGCTTGCTTCAAATTCTGTACTGGATTGATCGATGGCAGCTTCATTACCATTCTTCCCATGTATCAGGAATACGTCCGGCTCTACCATTGATCGCAATAGGAGCCTGAAGATCTGCTGCAATTAGTTGCTCGATGCGCTTATTATAGAGTGTTTCAAACTTCTTAGCTTGAGCACTATTTGCACCATCATCAATTGAATATTGCCAAGCTGCAAAGAACTTAATAGCAATGCTGTCAAATGGAATGGTAGTTTCCAAGTTGACAGGTGTAACCAATAGATTGGTTCTGCCAAGAATAGTAATCTCACCTGTAGCAGTAATAGGCAAGATCTTTACAATATTTGTTACATCTGCTAGATACTGAAGAGGAGCGCCGCCAGTAATCTGTGACGGGTTACGTTCCATTGACCATGCAACAAGTGGAATATCACTTGTACCAGGAAAGATCGATTTAATATCTTCAAACTCTTTGAATATTGTAGATACAGGCGTTGTGGTATACCCAGTAGTACCGACAAGCGTATAAGTCTGGAACGTCATGTATCGCTTCCAGAACCTATCTTTGTAGATGAAGTCATAAGCATCTTTAATCATAGATACAAGTATGCTCTGTCCATACACTTGCACAGAGACACCCGCCTGTTGATATAAAGCTTCCTGCACATCAACAAGCAATTCTTTGATCTTCTTGTCGGTCATATCTTATCCCTTATACATCAATAGCCCTAGCATGTGAGAGGACCATGCTAGGGCTACCGAAGTCAGCTAGTAATCACTACGTATTACCCGCCGAAATGTGCAATCCCATACAGGCCGCCATTCCCGTTCGCGTTAACAAACGAGTTGGGAAGGAATGTCGCAGCTAGATACTTAGTTCCGTCAGGCGTTGTATTGGGAACATATGTGCCACGAGGATCACCAGTCGTAGCTGTTTGCGGATCAGTCAGCAAGCCAGCAACGAATGTACCTAGTGTAGCAACTCGCGCACGATCCGACATTTCTGCCAGAACGTTTTGCATTCGATATGGAAGGCCAAACTTAGTACCAGTACCAACATTGATTGTTGTAGAAGCAGTAGCACCCCAAGCAATCTTATCGATGTACTTGAAAGCTTTGTTACCAGCAACAGATGTAGTACCATTCAGCGTCAGTGTTTCCACCATCGGCTGACCAAGATAGTCTCTGCCTGTAATCGTAACAGTTGAAGTAGCTGCACCAGAAGCAACTACAGTGACGTTACGCCCAAAGCCAGGACCATACGGGAACTCTTCTCTGAAAGCTTCAACAACAGGATCAGTGTTGTCTCGCAGAAGTGTAATGCCCGCCGTCACAGTATCTGTAGCGGTAGCGATAGATTGAGCAGACAAGATGTTCGCAGCCGAAGCCACAGCCATAGGTCCGAACTTCACTTCATACGGGCCTTCATGGATCATATCGACCGAATAGCCCATAGCAGGGACATATGTATTAGTTCTGCGAGGACGATATTTGCCAGTTCTTTGCATCTTAGTTTACCTTACGAGAGAGACATGCGGTGCCTCACCGTTGCTACTATTAAGCCGTAGCTGCTTTAGTCTTGCGAGGAGTTTGGACAAATTCATCATCCTCTTCCTCAATTACAGTCTCATAGTCGATATCTTCTTCTGGACCGAAATCATAGGGATCACCGCCCAAGTCTACTACGTCACCAGTATCCATATCGATGAGCTTAGGCTTCAGATGGAAACCAAGACGCTCAAGCTCTTTTCTGTCGATACGAATGCTGTGTCCTTGAGGAAGTCGGACCACATACATGATCTTTTCTTCATAGACTTGTTCTTGGATCAAGTTCTTATCTTCGTCCATGTGACATTTATTGACAAGAACTTTGACCTTCTTCGGCTCCATAGTTTGATATCGAGCTTTTAGACGCCGCTTAGCCATAATAGATCCTCTCTATCTATTAATGATTAGTTGTTGAGAACTGCGTGAGTACGGAAGTTTCTCCACGTACACCATTGACCTTGCCAAACGATACGCGAGCCAGAAGCGTCGGTATCCCACGGCGAAGACAGTTCCTTGACCTTCATGTTAACACCCTTGAGGATGTGCAGACGAAGGTAAGTGCTGTTGATGAAGTACGCCTTATTAACAGGACAATCTTCATCATAGAGCAGAGGGATGTTCTGGTGAGACAGACCGCCAAAGCCCAAATCCATCATGCGTTTGCCATTCGATGTATCGCTCAGATTAAGAACGATCTTATCTCGTACAGCCGCACGGTACAAACGGAAGATGTTACGCCCAGCGAGGATGATATCAGGCTTATCACCTTTAAGCGTAAGATCCATCAGGATATCATCGAATGCTTCTTCGATGTTGGTAGCATTCAAACCACCAGCAAAGTTGTAGCTCGATGTTCTCCACTGGCTTTCAGTAGCACGATTGATGCCACCGAGAGTGCCAGTTGTAGGATCGTCAGGAATAAGCGCAGCAAGGCCAAGCGGATCAACACCACCGCCAGCAGCGTAGAGATATTCAGAGAACTTCTCTTTGATCGACTCTTCAAGTACAGAAAGCTTAGCCTTCATTAGCTTGAAGATAGCGCTCTCGCCTTTGTTCTCATCTTCTTCTTGATCCGAGATGATAACAGTACCAGCGATACGCGACCATGTATAGTTTACAGTAGCGAATTCGTTGGTTTGACCGACAGGCAGTTGGTCATAGTATTCATATGCAGCGATGTTTGGATTGCGGCCGATAGTCAGCGGATTGCTGATCTGATAACCACCATCTTCCATCTCAATTCGATTGGACGAAAAAGCCCAAGCCATCAGCGCATTCGAACGCATAGAAGCCATAATCAGCTTCTTGCGCGAACGTTGCAAAGACGAGTTGAGCACTGTAGCAAGCGTACTCATGTTAGACGTTCCTTAGTTTTTCATGTAACCGTGATCCTTCATGGACGCACGGATGATATCATCAAGAGTTTCACCGGCAGCCGGGGAGAATGTAATTTTCTCTTCAACAACAGCAGGAGCAGCTCGACCATTTACCATAGGAGTTTGCTGCTGTTGTTGAGGTTGCGGATTTGCTTGTTGTGCTCTACGCGCTTGAATTTGTGGAATGAGTGGCTGATACCAGTCATATCCATTCTTCACAGCGTTTTCACGCAACGAGAAATAAATATCACGGATTGGAACGTCCGGGTGTTTGATAACTGCATCAGCAATCAATGCTTCATGCATGACTGCATCAGGATACTGTCCAAAGAACTCTCCAACTTCTCTCTCAGCTTCCTGATCGATCTCTTGTTGAGTAGGAGTTCTTTGTTGTCCTTGTGTCTCGGAAGATGCATTCCGGGCTTCGAGCATCCGAGCAATGGCCGCTGTATCAACGCCCTGTCCGATGCCTTCAATATTATGACCTAACGCTTTAGCTTCCACAAGCAATTTTTGAAGCGTTCCAGGCATATCACGCGCAAGATCCGCGTATAGACGTGAAGCCGCCGCTACTTGCTCAGCAGGAAGAGTTGAGATTGCTTTCAGGGATGTCTCATAGCTCTGAACTTGTGTTTGAAGCTGAGTAAGTTGGTGAGTAGTAGTATCAAGCTGCTTCCTTACTTCAGCCTCTCTAGCTTTAGCAATTTGAGCAGTCTCATACCATCTACGTTCTGCTCCACCCTTGACAACTGTACCATCACCAAGTGTTAGATCTTTGGGACCACTAGGAGCTTGTCCTTTCTCTTCTTTCCCTTGTTTGCCTGTACTGTTAGGTCCGCTGCCTTGTTGATTTGTGTCAGCAGGCTTAGATCCTTCACCTTGAGCATTCGTCTCTTCTGTCTTCGGTTCGCTTCCAACTTGAGGATCAAGGTTCGATGCTTCCTCATTAGTAGCTCCATCGTTATTTACAGAAGGATCATCAAATGTTTCTCCGATAGCTGCAAGATTAGCAGCATAATCATTCTCGGTGTTTTGGTTTTCTACAGACATAATAGCCTCTCACTATTGCTGTGGTTGTTGGGTAGCTTGTATAACTTGCTTCAAAGCATCACTAGGACTCATGCCTTGTTCAATAAGCTGCTGCATCTGTGCTTTAGCTTCGTCAGGCAGTTGAGCTAGGATAGCTTCAATCTTTGCTCTTGGATCTTGCTGTTGTTGTGTTGCTCCTTGTTCAGTACCTCCAGGACCTGCACCAGCTTTGTTAGCAGCATCTTGCATAGATTGCAGCAACATTTGCCAGTCTTGGTCCGAAATGACAATCTCATTGTTGAATGCTCTAGACAGCATCTTAAGCACAATCAAACCAGCAGCAGGAATAGAAGAGGCAAATTGTCCAATCACTTGGCCTAATTGTAGTGCTTCCTGTTTCTTTGCTCTGCTAGTAGGCTTGTCTGTCGATCCTCCAACAACGCGCATATATAACATAGTACGTAGCTGCTGAGGGTCTTGTACTTGTTGCCAATTTTGTGCAGCAGTTTGTCCAAGGATTTTGGCTACATCTTCTTTTGTCCAAAATCTACAGCAGAGTTGCAACACATTCCAAGCAATGTCACCAATCCAATCTTCAATCGCATCTACACGCTCATCAACACGAATGTCTGTGTTCTTTTGGTATGCGTCGATAGCTTGATTGGTTGTGTTTGTTTTAAACTGAGCACCTCTAGCAGCATCACTAATCCCTGTGATCCTGTTGATAGCGGCAAATGTACTATCTGTAGAAAGAAGTTCAGGAAATGCAAAAGCAGGAGGAAGTAATGTACTAATTACATCACCAATCTTTTTGCCTTCAGGAACATCAATGCCTCTTGCAGTTCCGTCAGGTCCTTTTAAAATTGCTTCAATGTCTGCTTGAGAGATGCCCAAGTTTTTATCAAACACGACATTTCTCTTTGCCCAATTTCTGCCTTGAGCAATTGTAGAGTTAATATCGTTGATTGTGTCTTGCTGATCTAGAATGTATGTCACTTCACCTTTAGGCTGTGAACCTTCTGGCGTCTCATGGAAGTGCAATCTGCTAAGAGGATAATATCCAAGCAGCTTTAGAGGATCATCCCAAACCCACAAAGGCCAAGTCCAGTCACAATCAGAGAACAACATAACTCTACGAGTTGTCTTGTCCCAATAGTACCAGACTTTTGTGTACAGAGCCGCCTTGAATGCTGCCTTGCTGGAGTATCCATAGCTTTTAGCTTCTTGCTCTGTGTCTGCGTTGAGAAGTGTGAAGCTATTAACTTCATCTTCTATAGACATCAAGTTGCTTCCAGCTCGCAGCACATGTGTCGGCTCATATACGGAGCGGAACTCTTCTCCAACTTTCGTACCATATACAGCTTTAAGATAGTCACTAGAGATGTAATCATAGTAAGCAATCCAATTGGCATCACTATGATCTGGCTCTTCAGATGTAGGATCGACAAACACACGGAACGGAGACATCAAACGGACAGAAGGGCCACTAGGAGACAAGAAGCTTACTCGTTCCTCTAATGCTTTAATCTTGCCTTCAATCTCACTGATTTCTTTCTTGGTTTTTGCATCAACCAATTGCTGACTAAGCTTTTGCAATTCAGTAATAGCTTCTTCAGAGCTATCTTGCTTCTGCGTCCAATCAACTTTGATATATGCAGAGTTTGTCAAATATGCAGCAAGTACAGCTCGTCGGCCTTTATTCTTGAAGTTCAGACCAGGAGCATCTTTCATAGAGAGAAGGGTGTTAATTAGCTTCTCACAAGTAGTAACAAAGCCTTCATTAGCTTCATTGATTGCTGTACACTCAACAGATGGGTTCTTTGCATACAGCATAGGCAGCATTGTAACTGCATTTGAGAAGATCACATTCTCAGTTGCAGTCCAATTTGTTGTATCTACACTTGTGCCTCTTCCGTAACGAGTGCCGCCCCCTTTCTCAGTAGCACCTTTTCTATGAGACATTTGATCGTTCTCATAGTAACGAATAGCCTCTGCCCAACAATCTTCAATGTCGCGACGAGCAGCACGAGCTTGTTCAATACGAGACTGAACAAGTATGCCCATTGATTTAGAAACAGGAATTTTGCTGTCTTTGAATGCTCGATACAAAGGACCTGTATCTTCAACAACAGTATCAGGTTCTAGTCCACTCAAGCGGAGAGCATCTTCCAAGTCTTGATTAGGCTGCATTGTAGGTTCAGGCATATCGATGCTTCCTATTATCTTGCATTGGATTTGCTTCTCTTTCGGACCAAAGCATTCGACGCGGCGGCAAGGCTTGCTTAGGTGCAGTAGCTATGGCAACACGCGGCCGGTTTGTCAACAAATATTTCATCGTGTCCATGCCGTGATCGTTGCGATCCATTGGCAAATCTTCATACTCTCCTGACGTATCTTTACGCCAATAATAATCAACTATTTCTCTATCAATGAAATCTAGGTTAGTAGAGAAAAAGATACGAGGAGATCCTAGAGTGTTAGTATATGGATTGAGATGGTAGTCATCGATGGCAAGATAAGATTGTACCTTAGCAATGCCATTAAGGATATCATTGTTAGCTCTCGTCATCTGTATGCCATTCTCTCTAAACAAACCAGATGTCGTTGTGCCAACAGTCTTACTACCTCCAGACGATCTTCTAAACACAGCAGGATCAGCCAATACTTTGTGAGAAGTAATTATATCATCATGATATAGATTGCCCTCTACAAATCCATACTCTTTCCTGATCTTCTTCATTCTAGAAGCTGCTGTTGAGATTAGAAGCTCTTTCTCATGAAAGCCATCAAGCACATGAACGTTGCCAATACGATCCACAAACCCAAACAGATAGCAACTTGGAGAAGCAATGCCATGATCGTAGGCATCGAGGATTGTTGGTACAACTCCTTCCTCAATAAGCGCGTCATAATACGCTTCCATCTCCTCGTGTTGGATTAGATGAACAGATGCATCATATTGAGGATAAACAAGACCTTCATACGCTCCCCACTTACCAAGGAGAAAGCGTTCTCGCATTTGTCCTTTGTATGCCGCTTCTTGTGTCTTGATGAAGTCAGCAGGAAGGTTCTCAGCATTCTCATATGTAGAGCCTTCAAACAACTCAATCAGTGGGCAGTTGTTTTCTTCATCCCACAAGAGCTTATTATTCTTCAATCCGATTTTATGATCTTGCAGAGGCTTGACAAGTTCTCTGTATACCCAGTTGCGTGTTGGGTTACACATAGCAATAAGCCAGCGAGGACCGCTCGTTGGCATTGTCTCATCGTCGCCTTGATATGTTGTATTGCCACGGAGACGGCCGAGCAAATCTAGAAAGTCTTTATGGCTAATCTCAGGATCTTCAATTTGATCGACGACAATCCAATCATATGTAGCAGAAAGCAGGTTAGAAGTAGAACTCTCCTCGTTCTTGCCACCTTGGGCAATGTATGAGAAGTTAATTACTGTCCCATTTTTCAGCTCAATGAGGTTCTCTTTAGAGTTCACATTTCTGGCTACCCATGATTTTGGACACCACTTCTCAAATTCTTTTCTAATAGTAGAATTGAGTTTAGGATATGTAGATCTAGCTACCAGACCATTAGATCCTGGATAATCTTTGGCTAATTGCAGAGCTTTGACAACAGCGCCAGTAGTCTTACCGTTACCAAAGCCTCCACCAAAAATTTGGATCTTTGCACGAGACTTCTGAAACTTCTCGTGCAAAGATCCTTCATGAATTTTATATGTTAATGTCATAAGCGCTTCTTATGAAATTGATAAGACTTCTTTAATGCGTCGAGCGGTAGCAGGACCAAGATCTTCTTTGTGGCCCTTCACAGACGGATGCAAGACATCTCCACCCCCAAGCTTTTCATATGTAATGCCTTCCATGTCCACAAAGAACACACCAGGACGATTTAAAGTTTCAGCAATCATTGCAGCTTTAAGTTCAGCATAGCCCGATCTAGGAGCAGAAGGCGCTTCTTGGTCCCACACACCCATGAGCAAAAGCAATGCTGAAGGAAATGTTGTACGCAGAATGTCAAGACAGCTTCTAATTTCTGCTCTCACATCGTCCAAAGTAAACAAAGCAGAGTTGATGTCGGATATGTCATTTGTCCCCATAGGAATTGAAATAATATCCCAAGGGCCTGTGTTTATAATGTCTGCAATTCTTTGCCTTAAATATGGACGATCATTTCCAGAGCCTTTAGATCTCCAGCCTGTACCAGCATTACCAGACAGCGAAGTATTACGAATACTTAAGTAGTCTGCTGCCACCCTGCCAACACAATTTCCAAGGTTAGTCGGCGTTCCTACACCTGCAATGAAGCTATCTCCAGCCCACAGCATTCTAAACGCAGATGATGGCCTATTAAGTGACGCACCAGTGGCTACAGCAACTCCTCTAAACGCAGCAGCACTTTGCCCTTCCACTCCAACAACTTTAGTGCCTTTTACAGGAGTTAAATCAAGAGTTGCAAAGTAAATAGTCCCAGATGCAGCAAGTACTGTACCGTCGAGATCAATATATTGGTCATTTACGATAAATCTGAAGGGCTCTACAGTGCCTCTTATGATGAACGTAACATAATCAGAATTAGTTTCTACATAATGACGATGCACAACAGAAGCATAGCCAGGATCTCCTGAATTACCTCCACTAAGCACATCTGTCAATTGCGTTACAGGCATTCTCCACGCAGATACAGAAGTGAAGCGTCGTCCTCCTGTAGACAAGAAAACGTCAGCATCTGTATACAAATTAATTACTGGAGTATCTGCACTATTAGAAGTCGAAATAGTTACAGAAATTCCTGACAATACAGGACGTGCATTAGGACCAAGCACCAAAGCCGGATCTGCAATATGTTTCCTAAATGCCGCCAGTGTTGTCTGCCAGTTTGGATAAGCAGTCGTAGCAGGATTACGGCCAGCAAGATTTCCTGAACCGAGGGGCCACGATGCATTAATACCATATGATTTGTCGCGTGCATTGGTCATTTTATGTTAGCCCAACAGACAAGCCAGAAACAGTAGCAGCACTGCCTCTCAAACGAACAAGCGCATTTTGTCCAAGAACAACTCCTTGATTTCCATTCGCAGTTAAAGAAGCAACAGTGGCATATGAAGTGCCATCAGCTGTAATAGCTTCAAAGATTACTGTACCACTATTCCAATTTGTAGCACGATAATCTAGAATATACGAGCCACCATTCACTTGCACAGGGGTAGTAGTTGCTCCTGATGCGAGGCTGCTCAAAGCATTTGCAAGTGTATATGTTGGCAACGCTTTGTCATAGTGCGGATCAATTGCAGGAGCATTGTTAGGAACATTACAAGATAGGTCGCGGACAATTGCCATAATCTTTATTCCTTCTCAGGAGTGATGTTTTTAAATCCGACATCGATAATAGGAACGTCCGAAGACTTCTTCTCGATGTATTCGATACGCAAAGAGTTTTCCATTGTATGCTTATGCTCAACCACATCAGCAGGACGATGGCCAGCTCTATCTAGGATGTCTTGTGCAGCTTTAAAGCCGAGTACTCCATCATCTTCTTCCATGATATCTACAATCTTATTTGCAGCTTCATGAGCACGTTGTTGGAAGAACTCTCGAATGTTGCCTGACTCATGATCCAAGACATTAGCTTTCAGATCAACAAGCAATTGCTTATACTGATCCAAGCCTTGAATGTTCTTCACTTGCTGAGCACTGATGCCCATAGTGATTGCAATATCATTGTTGCTCAATCCCCACATAGAATAGAACAACACAAGCGAGAGGCTGTTCATCTGTTGAGGAGGCATCGGCATGTCAGCAATGCTTCTGCGTGTCTTAGCTACAATAGCTTGAGCTTCGGATGCAGAAGGGATGACATTGTATCTTTGTTTTGTTTCTTTGCTCTTTATAGCTTTGCCAGTAGCAGGATTGATCTGCGTACCATCAGCAAGAATGATAGGAGTATCTATATCTACAGAAATCATCTAATCCTCCTAATAGATTTCAGCACATTCTTCAGTGCTTCTGCTTTCTTAGGAGCTTGTACGGGATAAATGATTTGTTCATCTCTCAATTGGGTAACAGGAATATTCTCAATTTGAGGCGCTTCAGGGGCACGAACTGTCATGGCTCTAGAGGATGCAGAAGTTTTAGGCTCAACAGGTATGTCACCTGTCTTTCCCTTCTGCTTTCTATTCTTTAGAGATTTATATAAAGCAGTACCTGCAATACCAGCACCAGCAACACCTGCACCAATGCCAAGCATCTTCAGCCAATCAATTGCAGCAGGATCTCCTTGCGCTGCTGCTTGTTTAGCTGCCTGTACTTGCTCAGGAGTAATGCCTTCTGGTAGTTCACCAGTATGCAGCATCTCGCCATTTTCTTGATCGACAACTCCTCCTACATCATCTGTAGAAGCAGTTGTAGTTGGCGACATAGATGCTGCTTTAGAAGATGCCACCGCTTGTTGAAGTGGAGATAATCTAATTCTTCCTGCTTGTCCAATCTGTGGCATCTTCTATTCCTTAGTAACTCGCGCCGCCGTTACCAGATAGATCTCTAGGATATGTACTAGGACGTGCAGAGACATTGTATACAAGAGATTTCAGCATAGTTACATCAGCAGCAGTTGTATTTCTGTTGATGTCAGTAACCGTTTCGATCGGACGCGCACCACTAGGATTAGGACCAAGACCATTCGATCCATCAGCATATTGAATACGCTTGTGTGTAGCTGTCACGTTAGAACCAGAAGCAGCACCGATCAATCCATTGAACAGTGCAGTCATCACTCTAAACGCTTCTCTGTTAACAACTCTACGAACTCTGTTGTTACCAGGAAATTGATTGATGAGAAGAGAGTAAGAACTATCTCCCCAGAACGAAGAATAATTTACAGCGGGCATAGTTGTAACCTTCTATATGTGTGGAGAGGGAGAAGGGGGAGGGACATTCCTTATATATAAAGAACGTGTGCGCGCGGTTATGTCAATATCTGCTGTGTGTCAACGTACATTATTATCGTATAGACGTATATTATATTTGACATATGTAGCAGAATGTGCTACCCTATGGTACGGGAAGGGGACGGTAACTATATACTTACGATAAAATACAACTGTGGGTATATAAGTATAGACCCGGCGGTATCGAAGAGAGCGCCGGGCCAAGCATCATACCTTCCTAATGCATAGATGTCCTTCTCCATCTCTCTATCCTTCTCTCTATCTATATAATATCTATATATTATAAGAACATACAAGAACACATAGATATATAATATATAAATATATAATACACATCTACATACATAATCAAATGTCATGTGTAGAGGTTGTAGATGAATTTTATACAAGATGTTGAGGTGTTTGACCTCAATTCTCCTACCCACACACTCTCCATCCCCACACTTTTGGAAACACGGGGGGATATGGGGGCCTTGTCCTATGGGCATTGGATTTAGCTGTGTAATCTCAACATTCAACACGTATTGAGCATGGATGCCCACGGCTCTCAGAACACACTCAACATGTGTTTTGGTCACATCTATATTGTTTGGGCATAGTATAGATTGAGTATAGGCTAGGGCGTCTATACATGTTGGCGCTACTACTTAATTGTAAGGAATTGAGAAGGGATGAGAAGTGAGGCGAGTGGCATAGAACCGCACGATCACCCTATCGCCTGCATACGTCTCATTCATCTCTCTATATATTCTTTCTTCTATCTATATATGTATTCATATCTCTCTCTGTATTCTTATATAT